GTCGAACGCGCATACTTACTCCCCGTGACGCCCAGGGAGGCGGCTGACATGCCTCGCCCTCAGGCGCCCGTCGGTGCTCTCCGTAATCCCTCGCCTGACGAGGACCGCCGGACGCGTTTGACGGGCCTCCGTGACCGCCTGGAGGCGGCTATCGCGGACGCCGGACACCGTGACCTCGCGCCACTCGCCGCCCGCTACCAATCGGTGCTCGCCGAGTTGGCCGCCCTGCCTGTTGCTGAGGAGTCGGATGGCATCGACGACCTCAGCGCCGCCCGCCGTCGTCGGCGCGCAGCAGCCTCGGGTTCGTAGCGTCCCCGCGACGGTCTCGACGGCCGGGGAAGAGGCGATCGAACTCGCCGCGCGGGCCGGTCTGCACCTCTACCCGTGGCAGCAGCTCGTCCTCCGCGATGCGCTGGGCGAGACGGCGTGGGGCAAGTGGGCCGCGTTCGAGGTGGGCCTGATCGTGCCGCGCCAGAACGGGAAAGGCTCCGTGCTGGAGGCGCTGGAGCTGGCCGCGCTGTTCCTGGCCGACCCCGATGAGCCTCCGCCGCTGATCCTGCACAGCGCGCATGAGTTCAAGACTTCCGCCGAGCACTTCCGGCGCGTGCGGGACCTCGTCGAGGGCGCTGAGTTCCTGCGCCGACAGGTGCGGATCGTGCGCACGGCGGCCGGTGCCGAGTCAATCGAACTCCACTCCGGCGCCCGCCTTCGATTCGTCACCCGGACCGGCGGGTCGGGCCGTGGGTTCTCGGCCGATCTCGTGGTCATCGATGAGGCGTACAACTTGACCGCCGAGCAGATGGCCGCAGTGCTGCCGACGATGAGCGCCCGGCCCAATCCGCAGATCTGGTACACGTCGAGCGCCGGCATGGCCTCCTCGGACCAGCTCGCGCACATCCGTCGTCGCGGCATCAAGGGCGGCGATCCGTCGCTGGCCTACTTCGAGTGGTCGGCCGAGGACGGCGCGGACCTGGACGACCGCGAGGCGTGGGCGCAGGCGAATCCGTCCCTGGGCTACCGGATCCCGGAGTCCTTCATCGTCACGGAGCGCGCCGCGCTACCCGATGAGCAGTTCGGCCGGGAACGGCTCGGGCTGTGGTCGGATCCGGACCGGGACCGCTCGGCGTTCGACGCCGCGGTCTGGGCCGCGCTCGCCGACCCTGACGCCGCTCGTGGCGCTTCCCCGGTGTTCGGGGTGTCCACGGCCCCGGATCGGTCCTGGGCGGCTGTGGCGGTCTCCTGGCGGCGCCCCGACGGGCTCGCGCAGGTGATGCTGGCCGACTACCGGCCGACGACGACCTGGGTGGCCGATCGGGTCGCTGAGCTTCGGTCCCGATGGGGCGGTCGCACGCTGGTCGACACGGCCTCGCGTGGCCTTGTGGACGGCGCTGTGGAGCCCGCGCAGGCGGAGCAGGCCAAGGCGCACAACGCGCTGTCGGACGCTGTGGAAGCCGGCACGGTGCGGCACGGCAACGAGCCCGCCCTGAACACCGCCGTACGCGCCGCCAGATGGCGCCCGCTCGGCGATACCCGCGTGCTCGACGCCCGCGGCTCCACTGACATTTCCCCGCTGCGTGCTGCCGCCCTGGCCGTGCACGGCTTGACGACTGCTCCTGCGATCGGCGGATGGATGGTGGGCGTGTGAGCGCGGAACTCGTGCACGCGCTGTCCACCAAACTCGACCGCGAAGCATGGGACCGCGCCTGGCTCGCCGACGCCTACGAGGGCGTGCAGCAGATCAGCTTTCTCGACGACGAGATCCGCCGCCAGGTCGGCGACCGGCTGGCGACGGTGGTCGTCAACTGGCCGCGGATCGTCGTGGACTCCCTCGAGGAGCGCCTGGACGTCGAGGGCTTCCGGGCCGGTGGCGAACGGGCCGACGAGGGCCTGTGGAACCTGTGGCAGTCCTGCGACCTGGACGAGTGGTCGCAGATGGGCCACCTCGAGGCGCTGCTGTACAAGCAGTCCTACGCGATCGCTTGGAAGGACCGCGACGGCCTGCGGGTGTCGGTGGAGTCCTCGGCCGAGGTCGCGGTGCAGTCCCTTCCCGGGCGCTCGCGGGAGCTGTCGGCGGCGCTGAAGCGGTGGCACGACGGCTCGAAGTGGCGTGCCGCGCTGTACCTGCCGGACCGGGTGGAGACCTACGCGGCCGACGGTGACCCGTCGCGCCCGGCCCCGCGCAACGCCCTGCTGTGGGTGCCGGATGCCCCCGTGGTGCGGCACTCGGCGGGTGTGGTGCCGGTGGCGACGTTCACCAACCGGCCCCGCCTGGACGCCCTCGCCGGGCGGTCGGAGATCGCCGACGTGATCCCGCTGGCGCAGGCGGTGAACAAGCTGGCGACCGACATGATGGTCACCTCCGAGTATCACGCGATGCCGCGCCGCTGGGCGACGGGCATCCAGGTGCCCGCCGACGGCGCCGAGCGTGAGCGGCTGCAGGCCGAGGCGGCGGCGTACTGGGAGCAGGCCACCAAGTCGAAGACGTGGCTGGCCGGTCAGGGTGTGTCGTTCGGGCAGTTCGCCACCGCGGACCTGTCCAACTTCGTCAACGCGATCGGGATGCTCACCGGGCAGATCGCGGCGATCGCGGGTCTGCCGCCGCACTACCTGGGCGTGAACGGCTCGGACAGCAACCCGGCGTCGGCGGATGCGATCCGCTCGGCGGAGGCGTCGCTGGTGAAGCGGGCCAAGCGCAAGCAGCGCCAGTTCGGCGGCTCGTGGGAACGCATCATGCGCGTCGCCAAGGCCCTTGACCTGAACACGTCGGTGGATGCGCTGCCCGAGCAGTACGCGCGGATCGAGACGATCTGGCGCGACCCGGAGACCCCGACGGTGGCGCAGTCGGCCGACGCGGCGGTGAAGCTCACCCAGGGCGACACCCCGGTGATCACGCCGGAGACCGCCCAAGAGGTCTACCTCGGCTTCTCGCCGGAGCAGATCGCCCAGGACCAACAGCGCCGGGTCGATTCGGCTGCGGCGCTGGCGATGGCCCCGGTGCGGGCGCAGATCGCCGAGGCCGAGCGGCTGCAGACCACGCAGGGCCTGTCGCAGAACGCGGCCCTTGCCGCGGTCGGGCTGCTGCAGGCGGCAGCGGCGAACCGCACAGACGGCAACACCGCCGCCTAACGCTTCCGCCCCCGGAGGGCGGTCGGCAACACCCTTCTACGACGTCCCCGGAGGACGCGCGTGTCCGAATCCCCGCAGCAGTCTGAGCAGACCGAGGCCCCGGAGGCCGAGGAGCAGCAGACCGAAGAACTCTCCCCCGAGGCGCTGCGCAAGCAGCTCGAGAAGGCCCGCAAGGAGGCCGCCAACTACCGCACGAAGGTGCGCGAGTTGGAGCCTGCCGCCAAGCGGCTCGCCGAACTCGAGGAGTCGCAGAAGTCCGAGACGCAGAGGCTCGCTGAGCGTGCGGAGGCCGCCGAGAAGGCAGCCGCCGAGGCGCAGCGCGAGATGGCGCGTCTGCGGGTTTTGTCGGAGATCAACCTGCCAGCGGATCTGCACGAGTTCGTCGTCGGCAACGACGAGGACGAGCTACGGGCGAAGGCCCAGAAGCTCGCGGCGCAGTTCAGCGCCGATCAGCGGTCGGTCGACGTGGGCCAGGGCCCGCGCGGAAGTGCCTCCGCACCAAGCATGAACGACCTGATCCGGCGCCAGGCCGGGCGGGCGTAGCCCCGTAGAACCCCCGATGGGGGTCTACCTACCGAAGGAGTGATCCCCATCGCATACAACAACCTCATCTCGAGGACCAACGCGCAGTCGATGATCCCCGAGGTCGTCTCCAACGACCTCCTCGCCGGTCTGACCAACCAGTCGGCCGCCCTGAGCCTGTTCCGGCAGGTCCGCATGGCGACCAACCAGACCCGGATGCCGGTCCTCTCGGCGCTGCCCACGGCGTACTTCGTCAACGGCGACACCGGGCTGAAGCAGACCACCGAGGTCGCGTGGGCGAACAAGTTCCTGAACGTGGAGGAGCTGGCCGCGATCGTCCCGATCCCGGAGGCCG